GCCTACAGACGTGCTGACTACAGGAGCAAGCTCAAAGACTACGGTAATTGGTCTTAGTTTGTCTAATCTAACTAACTCTATTTTGTTAGCAAGTATTAAACTAACTGATCCTAACGGCGCAGGCGCAGGACAATCAGTCACTGCTTATTTTATAAAAGATGTATTAATTCCACCAAATCAAAGTTTGCGAGTAGTTAATGGTGGCGAGAAATTGGTATTAGGTGCAAGTACTACAATCACAATCTCATCAAGTATAGATGACAGCTTAGATCTTGTAATGAGCTACGTTGAGATTATTTAAAGGAATATATTATGACTTACTATGTTGGCGGTGAAATTAGTTTAAACGAAGTATTAGGTGAAGGCAATCCTAGATTTTTCTATGCACTTCGCAGAGGTGATGATAATATATTGTATTTTAGCAAGATTGATCAGATCAAAGATGTAGAAACTATCACATTAAACGTTCCTGGATCAGCAGACAATAACTTTGAAAGTTTTGAGTACGGTATTGATTTCTTTGACGGGAGGCTGGCCGCAGACCATAGTCGTCCTTACCCTAACTTGGCATTTGATCAGTATCGTTGGGATGGTAAAGATTGTTATTACTACATCAATGCTCAAGGCGAGCTAGTGGTAAGAATCAACAAATCTTACCCATATACACAAGATCAAATTGTCAGCTAAAAACAAACAGATAAGTAATAGAGAGATAAGGAAAAATATAAAATGGCAGCAGAATTTAAACTAGGTAGACTACGCTACAACTGGGCAGGAACATGGACTCCTGCTACAGCATACGGACGAGACGACATAGTTCTCAATGACGGGAAAGCATACACTTGCCTAGTTCCAAATACTTCAAGTGCAAATTTTTATACAGACTTGTATAATGTTTTCCCTCGTTGGGCTATAATGCTCGATGGTAAAACTTGGGTAGGCCCTTGGCAATCAAGTTATTCATACGGCGTCGGTCATATTGTCATATTTGGCGGAAAAGCCTACTATTCATCGACTGCTCATACCAGTACTACCTTTCTTGCCGACGCGGCAAACTGGGACGAATATACTGAGTTTGACGCCTGGCACCCAACTTGGACTACTAATACTGCCTATGGTCTTAATGATGTTGTAAAGTACGGCGGAATTGTTTACAAGTGTATTGCTAACCATTTATCTGCTGGATCAGCTAGTCTAGGTCTTGAAGCCAATCAGGCTTCTTGGGAAGTATATTTTTCTGGGGTTGACTACAAAGGGGACTGGACTAGCGGTACAAGATACAAAATTAACGACTTAGTTAAAGTTAACGGAAACATCTATCGTTGCTCAGCATATAACTCTGACTCCTTATTCACTCCGATGAGTTGGACAATGTGGATACCTGGAGAAAAATTTGATTATTCTTGGTCACAACAAACAACCTATCAACTAGGCGATGTGGTAATTTACGGAGGTACACCTTATGTAAGTAAGGCAGCAAATAATGCATATACTGGTAATCCTAACTCTACCCAACAACCACCTAGTCTAGATACTATAAAATGGGGATTGTTTAACGTAGGATATCGCTACTTAGGCAATTGGGTTCAAAGTACTTCATATCTTACTGGCGATCTTGTATCTCAAGGCGGCACAGTATACGAAGCAACTACAGACACTTCGCAAGCTCCGACTACTGGTACAATTTCTTCTTCATATGTTTTAGGAACAGACGGAAACATATTTGTAACCAATGGAGCAAATATTGTTCCTGGAATGCACATTAGCGGAACCGGATTAACTAACGGACAGACAGTTTCCACTGTTAATATTTCTTCTGCATCTTGTGCGGCAATATCAATATCTGGACCAACAATTACTATAAGTTCGTATACAACAAAAACGCCGGCAACTTATCAAGTTACATTTGCAATACCCACAGAAATTATTGCTCCTGCAATTAATACTAGTTATACAGTTGCAGGCAATAGCAACACAAATTATAACGGAACATTTACAGCCACTGCAAGTACAACAACATCTATTACATTATTGTATTCTGCAGACCCCGGAGTGTACGGATCTGGAACAACTACTATTACAATTGGCCAAACAGCCTATACAATTAGTTCGTATACCTCAACGGCCCCTGCGGCTTATCGTGTAACATTTGCAATCTCGTCTCAGTCTGTTGCACCAAGTTTATCAACAACATACATTGTTGCAGGTAATAGTAACACAAATTACAACGGGACAGCATTAACTGCCACTGCAAGTACAACAACATCTATTACGTTATTGTATTCTGCAGATCCAGGAACATATGGAACAGGAACAACAACTGTTAAGTCACCAAGTGGTAATGTATTAACATTAGTTGGAACAGTAACCGGCACTTTCGCGGCAGGTATGGTACTAAGCGGAGTAGGAATAACTGAAAATACCGCTATATTATCAGGCAGTGGTACTTCATGGATTTTGATACTGTACAATCTATAGTATATAGTGCATTAACACCGGTCCTTGGTACTGGTACAGGATATAATGTATTATTAAATTCACCGCCAACCGGTACACTAGTTAATAAACAATCATTAACTTTTGCAGGTGTAAACTCTCTTTACTGGTCAGTACTGATACCAGGCAAAACATGGACTAATCGATGGGTTGAAAACGCACAATATTATGTTGGAGATGTAGTAGTATGGGCTAACGGCACATATTATTGCACATCATCACACCAGGCATTATTATCAACCCGTCCTACTTCTACAAGTAATGTGTGGACTTTATTAGTTGCCCACGATCCAAATAATGCGTTAACTACACAAGGCGACTTAAGAACTTTTAATAATGGCCGACCACAATCTACTTCAATCGGTGAAGATACATATGTACTAGGTGTAACAACAGATGTACCTAACTGGAGGAAAATAAACGTAGTACCTGCAGTATATTACGTTGACTCAGATTCAGGTACTGATGTTTCTACATACGGCGTTACGTGGGACCAACCATGGCAATCTATTAGATATGCCTGTGATACTATTAGTCAAGGGCTCTATTACATTAATGCAGTACAGTCATTAAAAGCCAATAAAGCGTATATGATTGCTGAAATGTATCAATGGATGCAATATCAAACAGCTAGTAACATTAGCCCATTTAGTCAAGATTCACTATGGGATCCAATACATGCACAACGCGATGCTGAGAGAATTGTTGACGCAATAATTTACGATATGAAACGCGGCGGCAACAGTCAAACTGTCGCGGCGGCATTGTCGTTCTTCTATTACGGCAGTAAAACACAACTTATAAACAGTTTAGTTGAATCATCTGTTGTTTATTATGTTCCTTCACTTAATTATTTGTTAGCATTAATGCAAAGCGTTATTACTAACTCAGTGCTAACTAATTATCAAGCAATCAATAGCGTTCCTGCTAATAGTGTTGTTGACCAAGTGTTTAACAGCCAATTGATTCCAGAGTTTGGTGCTCCAGAAGAAATGTCTAGTCTAATGAGTATCATTACAACAGCATTGGCTGATAAAAATACCTACAGATTGCCAGGATCTAATACTGGTATATCAGCAAGTATCTACGTTAAAACTGGAACATATAATGAACAACTTCCAATTATTGTTCCTGAAAACGTATCAATCATCGGAGACGAACTACGTAGCGCAGTGGTACAACCAGCTACAAGTAAAACGTTGTATTGCAGTCAAACAGTTGCACCAACTAATAATCCATTAACATCAAACTTAATGATTGTTAACAGTACTGTTGGACTAACAGACCAAATGCCTTTACAGTTTATTAGCCCCTATTCAAATAATGTAAGTACAACATTTGGTGGTGTAATATCTGGTTATACATATTATGTTGTAGGAAGCAGTATCACTAGTACTACATTACAAATAAAAGATGCTCCAACATTTACATTTACCGGTAGTACTACTACTGATAGTAGTGTATTGCACAACGTAACTAGTATTACAAATCTAATGGTAGGAATGTCCATCACCGGTCCAGGAATTCCTACCAATACATATGTATATTCTTTCTCTCAAGAAATTAATAGTATTGCTACTATTACCATGTGTTTAGGTTATCCATTGGCCAATGGATATACATACGTTGCTTCAAGTGCTACAGTAGACGGAGTACTTCAAACATTTACAGCTAGTGGAAAATTGGTAACTTTTGAAAACGGCAACGGCAACATGATGATTTATGCAGGAGACTGTTTAAAAGACATGTTCTACATGCGAAACGGCACTACTATTCGTAACATGTCATTCTTTGGATTAAAGGAACAGTTTCAGCAGTAAACGAATATGATACAGCTAGACCAACAGGCGGCGCATACACTAGTTTAGACCCAGGAACCGGACCTAATGATACTAGCGTATGGATTATTCGACGTAGCCCTTATGTACAAAACGTTACAGTATTTGGTGACGGCTCTACAGGAATTAAAATTGACGGCTATCTGCATAATGGCGGAAGCAAATCAATTGTGTCTAACGATTACACTATGGTAATCAGCGACGGTATCGGCATATGGTGTACAGGACCAGGAGCCATCACAGAAGCTATTAGCGTGTTTTCATACTATTGCTATGCAGGTTATTTTGCAGAAGCAGGAGGCCGCATTCGTTCAGCTAACGGTAATAGCTCTTATGGTACATTTGGAGTTGTAAGTGAAGGATACGACTTGACTGAAGTTCCAGTAACAGGAACTGTAAACAATCAATCACAACAAGTTCAGGCAGAAGTCACTAGTGCATTTGGTACAACAGACCAACTATTAAAATTAAACTATACCAATGCAGGATCTGCATACTATGGTGCTACAACTAACATGTTAAAGTATAGTAATGATTTTCTTAGCACCTGGACTAATGATGCTAATTTGTCATTTACTAAGAATAATACTGCTCCTACAGGGTATACCGAAGCATGGTTACTTACCGGTGCAACAGCAACTCCAGGAGCCGGATATATTCAACAAAGTATTTTGATCAATCCGGCCGGCTATACGTATACTAACATAAGCGGAGTAACCCAAGACGGTGCTCCGGGCACCGGGGCAACATTTGATATTGTAGTAACTCCTACTGCGTATGTGGTGACAGTAAGTGCAGGATCACCTGGATCATTATATCAAACAGGCAATAATATTAAAATCCTTGGATCACTACTTGGTGGCCGAGATACTATTAACGATTTAACTATTGTTGTAGGCAACTTAGCAGGCACCGGCATTTCCACAATTTCAGCAACATCTGGTACTGTGCCTTCTGGAAGCAATCAATCATACACACTAAGCATGTATGTATATGCAGGAACATCAGCAAGCGTTGACATTCAGGCAATATTCTCGGGAACTACAACAGTAACTAGTGGCATTAACTATAATGTTTCTAGTCATACAGTGACACCGTACAGCGGAACTAGTCTTACAAATAGTGCTAACGGCGGAACATTCCCAGTTCAATACGGTGCTCAAAAAACTCTAGTAGCCGGATGGTATAGAGTATGGATGTCTATTAGCGACTCAACAGGTGTTAATAATACTTTAACTTATAAATTTTTCCCGCAAGGTGCAAATGCTCCACTATTGAACACTTACTCCATAATTTATGGATCTCAAGTAGAGATATCGGGAACAGACCCATTGCCAGATTTTTATCTTGAAACAACCACTAATAGATTTACAGCATATGCAAACTATCAAGTTGTCGGAGCCGGCGCCGGCGCAATATTATCCGGAGACGAACCTCGAAGTCGAGCAGTTTTTAATGCTAGGATTACAACCGACAGCAATGGCTACACAGGCGGCGCAGGATACGCAAATAGTTCAAATACAGCACAAGACGGCAACTCTAATACTATTACATTATCGCCTACTGATCAGGGACTTTATAACTATCTAGGCATGCGTGTATTTGTACAATCCGGCACAGGAGCTGGCCAATACGGATTTATCTCTTATTATAATATTACATCAGGAGTAGACTCAAATGGTATTTCTGCTAAAACAGCACTAGTATTAAAAGAAAGTGTCGACCCAGTAGAAGTAGTAGCATCGACCTACAATGCAACTCCTGCCAATAACTTACTAACACTAGTATCTGGAAGTGATGTAAGTACTTGGTATGTTAACCAAGCAGTGCAGTTTATTCCTACATATTATACCACAACTGCAACTGCAACATCAACTGATACTGTTGTTGTTACGGCAACAGTAGGCGGAGTAATAAACACTATTGCTGTACCAACAGCAAGTTTATTGCTAAACATGAAAGTGACATTTGGAGAAGGGCCTTTTAATATTACTCCAGGATATGAATACTATATTGTTGACATTGACTATGTTAATAATCTTATTCAAATATCTGCAGAATTATCTGGAAACCCAATCGACTTATCAACAATAGCAAGCGGATCACAACTAATGACTTATCCAAGATATTCTGGATACATTAAAGCCCCAACAGCAAACATGGTACCAAATATTGATATTGATTTTACTGGCGTAGCATTGGGTGGCGTTGTTTTAGGAACTAGCTATTACATTAACGATATTATCGACGCAAATAACTTCACAGTATCTACAAATAAAGTTACGCTAACGACAACAACAACAGTTGGCGGAACAACTAATACTGTGGCAACAACTACAACGAGTCTAGTACCATTAAATCCAGTTGTGTTTAGTGGAACAATCTTTGACTCAGCAATTCAACCGGGAACAACTTACTATATTAGTAAAATTGTCGACGGCAGTACTTTTAACATTGCAGAAAGTATCATCAGAACTACTGCTACAAGTACAACATTCGGCACAAACTTGATTAAAATGACAAGTGTTACAGAGTTTGTTCAAGGCCAGCCTATTATATTCAGTGGAATTGCCACAAGTACTACGTTTGGCAATATTGTGCCTGAAGCAGTATATTATATACAAACAATTAATCCGTCCACAAATGAGATTACTATAAGTGCTGACAAAACTAATACATTTACTCTAACTACTAGAGCAGGATTAATACAAGCAAGAACGTGCCCTGAACCATTATCATTAGGCGGCGGCACAGGATCGATGACATTAACCAGCACCGGGACTAGATTAGTTGTTACAAATAGTGTTGGAAATATCAGTACAATGAATGGAACATTCTCAACTAGCTTGTTTGGCGGCGTAAACTCTTATACTGTTTATTATATAACTGCATTAACAACCGGTGCAAATCCAACATTATCTATTAGTACTTCGTTAGCCGGCACTCCAATTACATTAACTACTGGAGTAGGAAATATGCAAATGGCAGCAAGCGGCTGGGACAATATTACTCCTGGAACTCAATCAGCAATAGCTCTTGATTCAACAAGCGCATACTTTATTGAACCTAGAACAGTGTTTACATTGCCAGCGTATTCTCAGTCGTCTGGAAATGTAGAAACACCACTAACTGGTGGGGCATCTTTTAACAGCATAGCTTATGGCAACAACTACTTTATAGCAACGCCAACTACCGGATCTGTAGGAGCGGCATCATCAAATGGTTCTACATGGTCATCAGTGGCGCTACCTCCTACAGTAGCATCATGGAGCAGTATTGCATATGGAAACTACTATTTTGCGGCACTAGGAACAACTACAATTGGCAGTACCTCTGTAGTAGCATATACTAATTCCAACGGACTAGGATGGAGAACTAGCGCATTACCTACCAAGTCAACATGGAGTAAGATTGCCTATGGTAATGGAACTTTTGTAGCCATCAGCAGTGATAACACCCGCACAGCATACTCAACTAATCAAGCACAAACATGGACAGCAACTAGTTTACCAAGTAGTACCGCAGTGACACTAACAGGAAGTCCTGTAATAAGTACTACGCAATACAAATTTGGTATTTCTAGTTTATACTTAAACGGATCAAGCTATATTACTGTAGCAAGCGATGAAAAGTTTGCATATAACAACGAAGACTTCACTATTGAATTTTTCTGGAGACCAACTGCCATTGGAGCACAACAGGTATTAATTGATCAACGTAGTTCTGGTAATGATGCGGCAATATATTTAGAAATGAATGCATCTGGAAATATAAGATTATTTGTTAATAACGCTTATCAGATTACATCTAGCGTAGCTTGTTCAGCAGGCGCATGGAATCATGTAGCGGTGTCAAGAGCAAGTGGAATAACCAGAATATTTGTTAACGGCACGTTAACCCCTACAACTTATACAGATGCTAATACCTATGCAGCCAGACCAATAAGAATAGGAGCATCATGGACTGGATCACTAAATGCTACTGGTTATATTGATGAAGTGCGTGTTAGTAGAGGCGTAAGTAGATATACAACTACATTTAGTCCTGCAATAGCACCCTTTACATCTGATACAAATACAATGTTATTAATGCATTTAGATAATAGTGACGCAAGCACAGCTATTACAAGTACTATTGGTTCATGGGTAGCACTAACATATGGTTCTGGACTATTTGTTGCTGTTAATAGTACAGGGCAAACAGCTTGGAGTCCAGACGGTGTAACATGGACTTCTTCTACATTGCCTATAAGCAATACTACGTTAAGTGGCGTAACTATTATTGGTAGTGCCGGACAGTTTACTTGTACAACTACTACTACTCAATTAGTAGTTGGACAGAGTATTAGGGTATCAGGCGCACTTAGTCCGGCAGCTGGTACAGGCGGTCAGTGTACTATCACAAACGGTACTTATTATATTAGTGCAACTAACGGTAAAACATCATTTACTCTTGCAACCACTTATATTAACGCAATTCAAGGAACAAATCCAATAACAACTGGCGCAGGTACAACAGCTGGATTAACATTTGCAGTTGGCGCACCAGAATATACTGATGTAACCTTTGGAAATAATAAATTTGTAGCAGTACAGACAGGAACAGGTTTACGTTCAGCATACAGCTTTGACGGAGTTAACTGGCAGAAATCAGCAACCTACATGTCTGCAACTTCGATAAGTTACGGTCAAGGAGTATTTGTAGCTGTGAACTCTGAAAGTACAACTGCGTATGCCAGTGAGCACAGCATCTATTGGAAAACAAGGACATTAACATACGGAAGTATTAATGCAATAAAGTTTGGATTTAATAGTTCTAATGTTGGGGTATTTGCAACATTAACTGGAGATGGTAACTCGTCCGGAAATGCAACAGTAATCAGTGAAGGTGCAAGAGCACAGGGTAGACCAAGTGTTAACTCTGGAGTGATATCAGGAGTATCTATATGGGAAACTGGTTCCGGGTATACCTCAGTACCTTCTGTAAGCCTTATTGATTACAACGTATCAGTTAACGCAACAGTTACACCACGCATAAGTAACGGTTCTTTAGGTAATCCAACTTTTGTTAATAGAGGAACTGGATATAACACAACTTCAACTGTAGTAACAATTACAGGTAATGGTTATGCAGACACGTATCAAATAGGATTAAACTTAATTGTTAGTAATCTAAATACCGTACCGTTAGTTGGTAGCAATTTATCTATTGCAGGAATCGATCAAGTCTATAAGGTAACTAGTGCTACAGCCGTATTTGGGACAACAGCTCCGTTTATCGAAGCAAGTGTACAAATATCACCTGAAATGACTACAACATTGAGTCCGGCAAACGGAACACAAATTCAGCTCCGTCAATTATATAGTCAGTGTCGTGTAACCAATCATGACTTCTTGCTTGTCGGCACAGGAAATAAAGCCACAGCTAATTATCCATATATTGACATTACAACAGCAAAAATAAATCAACAGGCAGTCGAAACAAATCAAGGACATATTTTCTATACTAGTACAGACGAAAATGGTAACTTTAGTGTTGGCGGCTTGTTTGGAGTACAACAGGCAACAGGAACAGTTACCCTAAGTGCAACACAATTTGGATTAACTGGATTAGAAACGTTGAGCCTAGGCGGCATTGCTGTAGGAAGTTCGAGCGTAGTTATTACACAATTTAGTACAGACCCAACTTTTGCCGCAAACTCAGATGCAATAGTGCCAACACAGCGAGCAGTTAAGTCGTTCTTAACCGGACGTTTAAGTCAAGGCGGCGCAAATACATTTACTGGTAATTTTATTGCTGGTACTGTAAACGTCGGCGGACCAAACTTTATTAGATCAACTGTGGCTAACGGCTCCATTGGGTCGGCTGTTAAAATTGCCAACAAGATGTATATTACAGGTAAAGGTGTAGACGGAAATATGGCAGCGTTAGATATGTTTATGAGAAGACGATAATCGCCGTTCATAAACATAAGAAATACAACAAAGATAAATACTATCAGAGGATGATATAAAATGGCAGAATTTAAATTAGGTAGAATTAAGTTTGTATACCAAGGTGCATGGGCACAAAACCGCAGTTATGTGGTTGACGATGTAGTTACCAACGGTGGAAAAACATATATTTGTGTAATCAGTCACACGTCAACAAACTCAGTATCTGGATTCGCTACCGATGTAGCCGGTATTCCCGGAGTTACTAAATGGAACTTAATTGCTGACGGTACAACATGGCGCAATACATGGGCCGCAACTACTTATTATAAGCTAGGTGATATAGTTATATGGGGAGCAGTTGTGTATGTTTGTAAGACTGCACATACTAGCCAAACTTATTTAGAAGATGACCTAAGTAAATGGGATCAATTCTCTGCAGGATTCAAATGGCTTGGTGCATGGGCAACAAGCACACGATATAAAGTTCGTGATTTTGTCTACTACGGTGGTAGCACCTATGTTTGTAAAACTCAACATACATCTGCCGCAACAGTGTCAGACGGATTAGAACTTGACGCATCTAAGTGGGATGCATTTAATCAAGGTATTACTTTTCTTGGCTTGTGGAGTGGCAGTAGTGTACGATACAAACTAAACGATGTTGTTAAATTTGGCCCTGATTTGTGGATATGTACAACACACCATACTTCGACAGGTACAACCATTGACACTGGAAACTTTGAAATTTTTGTTCACGGTTTTGAGTTCGAAGGATCTTGGAGCCTAAATAATGAATACCAAATAGGTGACGTTGTAACATATGGCGGATATACCTATACGGCAATAGAAAATAACGGCTCTGCAAGTCCAAAAATACCAAGTACAGAAACAACATATTGGAAAATATTTACAACTGGTCTAGTGTACACTGGTGAATGGAACAATAGCACAGATTATAAAATTGGTAGTATTGTAACATTAGGCGGATATAGCTACATAGCCAAAGCTGATAATTCATCTTCAAAACCACCTGCTTTAAATATTGCAACATTTACAGGCAGTATAAGTGGTACTGCGTTAACAACTTCCTCACCAACTGGCACAATTACAATTGGTATGACAGTAACCGGGGGAACAGTTTCAGCGGGAACAGTTATTGTTTCAGGTAGCGGAACTAGTTGGGTAGTTAATAATAGTCAAACAGTATCTAGTTCTTCTTTAACAGGTACAGGTATAAGCCTAAAGTGGGGCAAATTAAATTCTGGTATTCGTTGGGCAACCGCCGCTAACACTACATACACTAACGTTGCTAGTAGTAATGTTAGTGCAACCGGCTCCGGTAGCCCGACTATTACAGTCACACGTACCGGAACAAGCTATTCAGCAGTTATCGGTAGTACAGCAGGGACTGGATACACAGTCAATGACACATTAAAAGTGTTAGGTAGCGCATTAGGTGGAGCAAGCCCTGGCAACGATTTGGTTGTTAAAGTAGCAACTATCACCGGCGGCGGAGCAACAGGTCCGATCGGTACATTTACTGTATCTACGGGTTATGCGGCAACTTGGAAGACTGGTATAACTTACGTTGACGGTGATGCAGTATATTACGGAAATAGTAGCTATATCTGTATTAGTGCTCATACTGGGTCTACCGGTGTTAATGACCCACTTACTGATAGTGGAACTTACTGGAACATATTAGCCAGCGGAGCTGACAGCGGAGCATTGACTACACAAGGTGACATGGTATATTACGGGGCAAATGGTCCTGTACGACTACCAATTGGTCTCGATGGTCAAGTTTTACGTGTTGACGGCGATGAGCCAAGTTGGAAATACTATGGTGAACTACAAAATATTGTATATGTTGCACCTTCAGGCACCGATGCATCTGGCAACGGATACGGTTTAACATTAGATAAACCATGGGGAACTTTGTTATATGCTTGCAAACAAATTGAAAACGGATATTTAAACTCTAACGCCGGATTGGCATTAACTGTTAATAAACAGTTTATGATAAAAGAAGTTAACCAATATATTCTAAACAAGTATTCATTTAATGTAACTGGAACAAGTGCTAGCGGGAACACATTTATTGTAGGCGGAACTAGTAGTACAAGCCAAATAACTACAGCGACTATGTATTATGGCATGCCTATTACATTCTCGGCAGCAACAGGTGGCGTAACAGTGGGAACTGTTTACTATGTAAATACTATTCCAACTAGTGGAACATTTACAATTAGTGATGTATATCAAAGTGGCTCGACTCGAGCAATTACTCCTAGTAGTGTTACAGCATCAACAGCTACATTTAACTATACACAGAGTAAAGCAGAGCGAGATACTGGAACAGTTATTGATGGTATCATATTTGACTTAACTCACGGCGGAAACTTATATAGTGTAACTGCTACTCAAGCATACTTTAGAACATTAACAAGTTTCACTAGTACCGGTACTGCTCAACAAGCTCCTGTATTTGCAGGAAGTCTTGCATATTTAAAAGACACGCTATTTCCAGCAGTGATGACTAACTCTGCGCCAGCAGCCAATTATCAAACTTTAAACGGTGTTAGCGTTAACGCTATTCAAAATAGAACTACTGTAACTACTAGTTTGATTGAAAATGGCTCAACAGTAATCGCGCAAGACTTATTAAGCATCATTACTGGCGCATTAATAGCAGGCACATATGGAAATATTCCTCAACTAGTTCGTCCAAATACTACAATATATTTAAAAACAGGAACATATAATGAATATGGTCCGATTGTAGTTCCGGCATATACTGCTGTTGTTGGCGACGAACTACGTAGCACGATTGTGCAAGTTGCTGGCCCACAACAATATCTAGGCAATGACAGACCTAAGACATCAGCCGCGCTATTGCGTATTCAATCAGTAGTTGCTGATCTAGTAGCCAATACTACAATTACTCCTACTACTACAGGAACAACATTCCCTAACACCGCAACTCAGGTAACATCATTACCTGCAGGCGACACAGGTAATTTATCAGCTGTTAATCTTGTAGTTAACAATACTAAAATTATTCAAGACATGTTTAGTGCAGGCGCAGTTATTACTGGCCCAACTAATCCAAACTATCCTAACGGATTGTCATATGAGCCAACTATCAGTATGCCAACAGTTACAGGGTATAACACATCATATCTTGCTAACTACGGTGACGCAGTAACATTGATTAAGGCTAACTATCAGTACATTAAAGATGAGATTGTTGCTTTCTTAAACACTGACACAAACCTAACTGGTTCTGAACAGTGGGTAAACTACAGCGAAACTTATAAAGCAGAAACAAAACGCGATCTAGGATTTATGCTTGACGCAATCTGCTACGACTTAACTTATGGTAGCAACACTCAGTCAGTAATCACTGGTAGTTCATACTACAGTTTGAATACAGCGCAACTATTTGCACCATATTTAAAAGGTGTACAAAACTCGCTAGCTAGATTATCAACAGTTATTGGCCAAGTTATTACCAAGGCAAATGTTACAGAAAGCGTTGGAAACACAACCACACAATATATAACTGGTACAGCAGGATCTGCCGCAGCCGCGGCATTTGCACAGGCTCGTGTAGCAGATATTTTATACTGGATCAATAATGGCTCAGCTGATACATCAGCGGCAACATTCACTGGAACAACAAGCGGTACAACACTAACAGTTAGTGGTGTAAGCGGTACAATCAAGATTGGACAGATTGTTACAGGTGGTACTATTGCCGCAGGCACTTATATCACAGCAGGATCTGGAACAAGCTGGACTATCAGCATAAGCCAGTCGGCTACAGCTACTGGTTCTACACTAGTTATTACCCCAATAGTATCAGGTGCATACGCACTAGCATCAACAGCAAACAAAGCATCATATGATGCAGTACAGGCTCGCGCTAGTGAAATTGCAAATGATGCTCAATCATGGGTAACACGATTCTATCAAAATGAAAGTCCAATTCTATCATTAACAAATCGTGATGCAGGTTACGTTGTTAGTGCATTGGCATATGACGTGCTATTCGGCAGCAACTTCCAAAGTATTCAATGCGGTCGTTCATACAACAGACTAGTTACTTCAGTTGCTACACTACATACAAGCCTTGCAGACTCGACATATGGATCTATCGGATTTATTGGCGAACGTGTTAAACTAGTGGCTTCAAATGGTTCTGTAGTACAAACTAGAACTGTTATCGACGAAATGGTTGCACAGATTTACGGACAACCCACAACAACAGCAACATTTAACGGTACAATTACCGGTACACAACTAGTAGTTAATAGTGCAGTAACAGGAACTATTGCAGTAGGTATGCAACTAGCAGGCATTGGCATTGCTAACGGTACTACTATTGTTTCAGGTAGTGGTACAACATGGTTATTAAACTATAATCAATCAGCGGCATCTACTACTACTAGTATTACAAGCGCAACTACAAGTATTGTTCTTAATGGAAATACATACAATGATGTTCTTACAGCAGGTACTACTAGCGGGTTTGTCCCAGGCCTAGTTATTACTATTACAGGAACAACTATTAGTAATCTTGTAGCAGGCACATACTATATTAAACAAGTATTGAGTTCAACACAGTTTACAATTAGCCAAACATATCTTGGCACAACATTTGATATTACAAGTGCTGGCACAGGAGCCATGACGGCAGTTGTCTATGGCATCTATGGTGGTCTTGGTCTAACAACAGATATTACAGCAAGTGGAACAACTATCCCAGTATCCACTGTAACTACAAGTACAAACTTGATTACTGTTACAAGTAATGCTGGCATGCTAGTTAACATGCCAATTGTATTCACTGGATTGCCTGCAAATATTACCACAACAGCAACTACTATTTCAAGTAGTAGCATTACACTTGGTGCAACAGTAAGCTCACTAGGTGTAGTTGTTGGACAAAAAGTTTGGTTCACAGGATTTACACCACAAGCTACAGGTACTCAATCAAGCATTGTATCTAATCAAGTTTATTATGTTAAGACTGCAAGTGCAAGTGCAATTACTATTGCCGCGACACTGGGCGGAACAGCATTGGTATTGACTAATGCTACTGGATTAACATTAACAGCAAACTTCAATGCCGCAGGCGGCCTAGTAAACGGTGCTCAGTATTGGATCAATACTGTAACTGCTGGCACATATCCTTCTGCAGGCACTACAATTACAGTTACTGAGTCATATAAGAGTGGCACAGCATTTGCAATTACTAATACCGTTGGAAGTTTAACAGCTACATGCACAGCAGGTATGCCGATCAATCAAGGCATTTGTGATAAAAATACTAACGGAACTATTCAACCTTGGAATAATCCAACAGGATCATACAGTATGACCAGTGGTTATAATAATACATTGGCTACTATTCAAGGTGCAGAAATTATCCGTGCTAATAAAGAATTTTTAGCTAACGAAGCAGTTGCATATGTTCTATCGCAGTTTACAGGAACAGTAACAACTACAGCTACTAACGGCACAATTACTTGTAGCGGAGCACATAACTTAACAGTAGGCGATCCTGTAGTATTCAGCGGTACCGTATTTGATGTTAGTCTTTCACCAACCACAGTATACTGGGTATTAACAACCCCAACTACTGCAACATTGACTGTGTCAATAACACAGCCCGGAAAAGGAACACAAACTACTAAAACATTAACTGGCGGCACCGGTACAATGACTGTAAGCTATTTTATTGATACAACTAAGGCAGTACGTGATGCAACTTATCACATTGACGGATTAATTTACGACTTAGGATTAACAGGTAACTATAAATCAACACGTTCTGCAAGAATTTACCTGTCAGCACAAGGCGGTTCTACAGCAACAGACTTGTTCCATCTACGTAATGCTTCTGGATTACGTAATATGACTACAAACGGGTTAAATGGCGCACTAACTTTGCCTAATGCACTAGGAACTCGCCGACCAACAGCTGGATCTTACTCAAGTCTTGACGCAGGATTTGGTCCTAGCGACAGCGCGGCATGGATTAGTAATCGCTCACCGTATACACAAAACTTGACATTGTTTGGTTCTGGATGTAGCGGTATGAAGATTGACGCGGCATTACATGCTGGCGGTAATAAATCTATTGTTGCTAACGACTACACAACTATTATCAGTGATGGTATTGGCGTATGGTGTACTGGGTCTAACGCCTTAACTGAACTTGTTTCAGTATTCGCATACTATTCATATGCAGGTTACCTAGCAGAATACGGTGGACGTATCCGTGCTACTAACGGTAATAGTTCATATGGTACATATGGTGTTATTGCTGAAGGTATTGACAGTTATGAAACTCCAATTTACGGTCGTTTAAATAACCGTGCTAGCCCAGCATACGTTACAAACGTAGTAACAGACAGTGTTGATGAGATTCTACGTTTAGAATTTGAAAACGCAGGTAGCCAATACACAAATACATTGCCAACAGTTAACGGAGCAGGATATAATATTGTAACAATACAAGACGAGTTCCGTGACTCGGCAGTGTTTGAAACACGACTAGTTGACTTAAACAACGGACAAGGAACAGGCGGCAGCAACTATCTAACAGCAAGTAACGTAGCACAGACTGGTACAGTCGGTACTATAACTATTGCTAACAGTGATATTCAACTAAGTTCGGCTTATGTTGGTATGAGAATCCAACTTATAGCTGGTACAGGCGTAGGACAATACGCCAATATCATTGGATATGCTCAAAGCAACAAACTCGCTAACGTAGTTCGTCCAAGTTTTGCAACACTGACTATTACAACAAACAATACTACAGTATTCACAGTGGCTAGCACAGCAACTATGCATGTTGGACAACCAATCTATTTAGGTGCGGCTATTGCTGGTTTAACTACTGGAACAGTTTACTATGTAAGTACAACAAGTTTAACCAGCACAACATTTAGACTAGCTACTTCGGCTGCAAATGCTGCCGCAGGTACTAATATTTCATTGAACGCAACTAGTGCAACCCCCGCAGTAACAGCCGCATCGATTATTGTTGGAACTACACTAACTGTAGGAACATTAACATCGGGTACAATCTATCCAGGTATGTTGCTAACCGGCGGATCAGTATTACCTAACACATACGTTGTTGCTAATATTAGCGGTTCGGGAGCAGGGTCAACTTGGACTGTTAGCGTAAGCCAAAACTTAGCAAGTACAGCGATCACTGGAACTATTGCAGTTCCAGTATATGAAGCAGGATGGGATCATGTAGTTCCGGGTAACACAGTTTACTCGTTGCTAGATGCTACATCCGGATATATTATTGAACCAGCGTTGTCTTATACTGCACCAGGATTTACTAGTACAGCAATTACAATGACAGCGGCAGTAACTACTACATGGGCAAGCGTAGCATACGGTCAAGGCAAGTTTGTTGCTACATCAAATGCTACAGGAGTTGCCAGTACAGCAACTACCGCAGACGGAACTACATGGGCAGCCGGCGGAGCATTACCAACAGATGCAAGTGCTCAATGGGGAAGTGTTGTATACGGTGGCGGCCAAAATGCAACAGCTACTGCAATAGTTGGAGGCGTTGGCGGATCGGGTGCTGTCTTAACAGCAGTTATTGGAACTGGAAATACAGCAGGACAAATTATCAGCATTACTGTAGTCAGCGGCGGATATAACTATCTAACACCGCCAACTATTGTTATTACAGATGCAACTGGTGCCGGAGCAACAGCAACAGCTCGTGTATTAAACGGTTCTATACAGGCAGTTGATATGATAATCACTGGTAGCTTATATGTAAGCCCAATTATTACTGCTGTAACAGGTAGCTTATCAAGTATTACTGCTACAACATGGGGTAGCGGATACTATGCTAGTCCTATTGTAACTATTGCACCTCCATTTACAGCCACTGGTTGGAGTTCAGGTGGCGCCGTAACAGCTGGAAATTATTATTCAGCAGTTGATACAACTGTAAGTCCAAACGTGACTAACTACTATTATGCTAGTGGATCAGGAACAACATTTAGCTCAACAAAACCAACATTTACCAATGCAGTTTATGGTAAATCTGGTTACGGTGCTAGCGGTGTCGGTAGCGGCGGAACTAACGTATCATTAGCGTATGTTGGAACACTAGCAGTAGCCGGAGCCAACACAAATACTAATGCGGCAGGTTATGGCGTAACAAGTTATACTATATCACAACCAGGTTATGGGTATACTACGACTCCAGCAGTGACAGTAACAGATCCAAACGCGGCATTTGTGGCTATTTCTACAGCTACAGCATCTGCGGCATATAGTGCAGATCAAGGCGGAACATGGAGTGCTACTGGCGGAACAACAGGTAAAACTAATCTTAAATCACTAGCATATGGTAATAATTTATACATTGCTGTTGGTGGTACAAGCGGTGCGTCAGCAGTATCATTAAGTGGTAGTCCATCTGGCACATGGTCAGATCGATCAAGCAACATTACAACAAACGCCTCGGGTTATACTAATATTACCTACGGTGCAGGAGTATTCTGTGCAATTGGCGGAACTGTAAGTTCATTTACTGCGGCAGATCCAACAGTATGGTATGCAGGTGCAACATTACCAAGTAAAACTTGGGCAAGTGTTACATACGGTAATGGACGTTTTGTGGCACTGGCCAGTGATGGAACTTTATGCTATACAACTAACTGGCAAACAAATGCTTGGGTAACAACTCCATCACCTGCGGCAAATAACACATGGGTTACTGTACTAAACAACCCACTATATGCCAACGGTATAACAACTTGGAGTAGAATTAGATACGGCCAGGGATTGTTTGTTGCCGTAGCAACTTCAAGCCAAGCAGTAGCTACTAGTCCAGATGGTCTAAACTGGACTTACTATGCAACCGGTATGCCAAGTTCAAGCAACTGGTTAGGTCTAGTATTTGGTAATCCTCAAAATGCTACATTAGGTGCAGTTCCAACATGGGTAGCCGTATCTAATACTAGCGGTAAGACTGCTACTAGAATACAGACTGGTGCTCGCCCACAAGGCCGTATCAAGGTCGTTAACAATCAAGTTAGTGAAGTTAGAATGATCGAACCAGGCAGTGGATTTCCACGCGGTAATGTTACAGCAACAAGCACAACAAGTACTGGTACTATCACCGTTGATAATATTAGCAACTTAACAGCTAACCAACCTATTGTGTTTAATGGCACAAGTTCTGGCGGTATTGTTGCTGGAACATATTATTATGTTAAGGGAACTCCAACAAGTACAAGTGGGCTAGCAGGTACTATTCAAATATCTACTACAGCTGGTGGAGCAGTCTTTGCGTTAACAGCATCTACTCCATCTGGAATGACATACTTTGCAGGCCCAATCATTACACAAACTGATCCTAACAAGGTTAACACAGCACCACTTGTTGCACGTATTGGTAATGGCGCATTAGGTAATCCAAGTTTTGCACATCGAGGTACTGCTAACACAACTGCTACAGCAAGCTATTTAGGTGATGGATATGCTGACTTGTATCAAGTAGGTTCGTATGTAAACGTAAGTGGTCTATATCAAATACCAACCGCAGGATGTAATGTGGTATTCAGTAGTATTACAGGAACTAATCGCTGGTATAAACTAGTTAGTGTAACTAATGTACTAGGGGTTCCAGGTAACTATAGTGCTACATTCCAGATTAATCCTGGACTATCAACATTGTTAGCGCCAGCACACAATGAGTTGATCACAACTAACTTGTCTTATAGTAACGTTCGACTAACTGGACATGATTTCTTGTATATTGGTACAGGTGGTGTCACAGCTACTAATTATCCGTATGTTGATGCTACTAAAGCAGTATCAGCAAATCAAGAGTTGTTTGTTGGTGGCGGACGAGTATTCTTTACAAGTACTGACCAAGACGGTAACTTCAACGTTGGTAATTTGTTCGGAGTTCAACAGTCAACTGGTACTGCTACATTGAACGCTAGTGCGTTTAACTTGTCAGGCCTACAGAGTTTGACACTTGGATCAGTTAGTTTAGGAGTTGGATCAGCAACAATTTATCAGTTCTCAACTGATCCGTACTTTACAGCTAACAGTGATGGTGTAGTACCTACACAGAAGGCTATTAAAGCATTTATTACAGCACAGATTGGTGGCGGTCAGAGTTCGCTGAACGTAAATACTATCACATCAGGACAGATATACATTGCTGGAAATACGATAAGTAATACTAACAATGCACAAATCTACGTAAGTAGTAAAATGACATTTACGGGCGGAATAGATGGGGCACCAGTTGCTTTAGTATATTTCGGACAAAGATAAACATAAAAATTTGGAGAAACAAAAATGGCAACAGGAATTTTATACACAGGTACACCGTCGGCAACTACAGCAACAACTGCCTACATGGTACCATCAACTACATACACCGTGTGTAACGTAAGTTTTACAAATACAGGCACATCGGCAGCAACTATCCGTTTGTATCTAGGTACTAGTTTAGGAACTGCTGGATCACCAACTGGTTCATTAGTACCTAGCGAAGCTATCGAATATGACACAGTAGTTGCACCAAAGGGCGTATTTGAAAGAACAGGTCTAGTTTTAAGTAGTACTACTGGTGCAAAATACATTACTGTATATGCGTCAACCGCCAACGTAAACGTTAACATTTACGGCATTGAAACATCAACAGTATAATATAAAAGAGAGATACTAATATGGCACGTTATAATACGGTAATATCATCAGCAACTGCGTCAACAACCGCAGCCTTTACATCTCCGGGATCTGGTGCATTTACAAAACTTACAGGTACTAGTTATACTGTAACTATTGGAGATCCTTTACTATTTGCTGGTCAATCACAGACTTTTTATAATGCTGCCAGCGGTACTATTACACTATCGTTTACCACAAGCGGCGGGGGAGTTTTTACAGGTCCTGGCGGCAGCGGCACAACAAGTCAAACTATGTCAACTGGTACTACAACTACCCTATTCAGTGATGGTGTGAACTGGGTAACAATGGGTGCAGGGGGTGGTCCAATAACTGCTACAACTGGTGCATTTAGCGGACAAGTCTCAGCAACAGGATCAACTGGTTTTAATATTGTAGCAAGTTCAACCGATGATTCGACTAGTGCGTCAACTGGCGCGGCAACATTTGCAGGTGGTGTAGCTGTTAATAAAAACATCACAGTTGGATCTTCTGGACAATCGGGCAAGTTAAGACTAATAGGCTCTACTAGCGGAACTGTTACTTTTCAAGCGGCAGCAACAACTACTAGTGGAACATATACATTACCAGCGGCTGATGCTTCAGTATCTGGTTATGCTCTTACTAGTAACGGAAGTGGAGTATTGAGCTGGTCGTCTGTTGGTGCATCGTTAGCAGACGACGTAGCATCAACTACATTATATCCAGTGCTGTCAACAAGCGCAACTGGAAGTTTGACTGCTGGTAAAACAACTGCTAGCAAGTTTTCTTTTAACGCATCAACCGGTACATTAACAGTAACAGCACTAACAGAAAGTTCAAGTATTGCATTAAAAGAAAATGTTAATCCTATTACTGGCGCACTAGATGCAGTTTTAAACTTAGTTGGCGTCACATACGATCGTCGAGACGGTTCAAGTAAAGCTGAAGCAGGATTAATTGCTGAAGAAGTAAACAGAATCATTCCAAATATTGTTAGCAAAAATGCAAACGGTGATCCAGAAGGAATTCACTATACTAAATTAACTGCTTATCTAGTAGAAGCAATCAAATCATTAAAAGAAGAAATCAATGAGTTAAAAGGGTTAAAGTAATATGGCAAACCTGCAAAGTTTAACCGTAAATGACACCGGAAACTTAACATTACCAAGCGCAACTCGCCCTAGTTTATTTTCCAATACTGCAATACAGTGGACTAACACTGGTAGTCAAGCGTTTACTGTACTAGCCGGATCTGGCGGAACAGTATCTAATACATCGTGGACATGCCCAACTGGTGTTACTAGCATTGAAGTATTAGTAGTTGCTGGCGGAGGAGCTGGCGGATCAGCAGGCGGTGGTGGCGCAGGTGGATTAATATATAACTCAGCATTTCCTGTAGTTCCTGGTACAGCATACTCTGTAACTGTGGGCACAGGTGGCGCCGGGTTTACTGGCGCCGGATCGGCTAACGCTATAGGCGTAAATGGAACAAACAGTGTGTTTGGTACATTAACTGCTATTGGCGGTGGAGGTGGAGGTGCCTACGGAACTAGTAATATCAACGGTGCAAGCGGCGGAAGTGGAGGTGGCGCAGGCCACGATACAACTAATGCAATTGCACATTACGGCGGTGCAGGCACAGCAGGACAGGGATTTCCGGGTGGTGATAAAATCTTATGGTATTCTAACGGACCATATAGTGGCGCAGGTGGTGGCGGCGCAGGCGGCAAAGGTGCAGACGCAGTAGGACCTGGAAAAGATGGCGGCAATGGTGGCCCTGGACTGGCATTTAGCATCAGCGGAACTTCTTATTTTTACGCAGGAGGCGGTGGTGGCGGCGCACAAAACGGTAGCGGTTTTGGATCTACAGCAGGCAATGGTGGCGTTGGTGGTGGTGGCGGCGGAGCTGTATGGACAGCAAACTCAGGAACTCCTAACGTGGCAGGCCTGGGCGGCAAAGGCGGAGTCAATAATGGTGCCGACGGTATTAATGGCAGTGCAACTCCAAACTGTATTGGCGGCGCCGCAGGTGCAAGTACTGGCGGTGGCGGTGGCGGAATGGGTATTTCTGTTAACGTTTCAGGTAACGGCGGCAGTGGCGTTGTTATCATTCGATTCACACTAGCAACGTCAACTACACAACCTGTAGGGCAACTTAGATTTAATACAGCTCCCGGTGTAGTAGAAACATTCAGTGCAGGCAACACATGGGAAATTGACGATATATCATCTGGTATTGTCTCCAACGGCATAGTAACTCATCTGTCTGCAACTAGCTTTATAACAAGCAATACTACTTGGACTGACGTTAGCAATAGAGGTAATGATGCCACACTAACTGGGACTCCTAGTTATACTGCTGGATCAACAATTATTTTACCGTCATACTTTACACTAGCTGGTACAGGAGCCGCATACGGCACATTACCTGTAGCCATGTTCAATTATACTGCAACAGCCGCATTTACTTTTGAAACATGGGTTTATCCAACCGGATATGGTTCCCCAACCCAACAATATTTGCAAAAATGTATTCTTGGCAAGGGCAATGTATACATGAATTTTGGTGTATATACAGACGGTAAGGTGCAGTTATATCATTACGACGGCAATCCAAGATACTCATATAGTGCAGGCACTGTTCCACTAAACACATGGAGCCATGTGGTTGCAACTGTGGAAAACGGGCTTATTAAATACTTTATTAATGGAAGATTTTCAGGAACAGCCGTATGGTACGGCATTTCGTCAGTTGGCTGGCCGGAATCTTCACTTGTTGGCAAAACAAATGCTGGCGAAACTGGCGGGTGGCTAGGTAGACTTTCTACCATAAGAGTGTATTCTCGTGCATTATTAGAAAGAGAAGTATTACAAAACTACAATACCACTAGGATTTCCTATGATCGACCACAGGTAAACGGTAACATTGGATCAACTATTGATAATCCAGCACCAAGTGCTATGGCTATCAAACGCTTAACAGGAACAACAACCAACGGATACTATTGGATTTTGCCAGCAGGATTTACTGGACAACCAAAACAAGTATGGTGTGACATGACCAACGCAGGCGGCGGATGGATGTTAATGAGTTTTTGTGGACCTTCAGTTACTGATGGACGCCACGTAGATGATTTTGAAGTCAACGTTCCCTTTAACATGTTTTCACAAAATACTTCAATAATCAACACAGGTCAAACAGGCAGCACAGCAGGCAACCTAGGTCAGCCATTTATTGACGCACTAGTTATCAACGGAAGAAATAAGGGTGTAGCCTGTTTTAGAATTCTTAATGCAGGCACAACTTGGAAAAACTGGTATTTTAACCTTGACGGCAATGCTCGTTGGTTGGGTGTTGAAGGTTACAGAGCACGAAATAAAAACGACTGGAACGGCGGCTCTAGTAGCGGAGTAGACACAGTAAACAACAACGTCACAGCCAACACTTGGCTTAAATCTTGTTGGGGCGGCAGCACTCAGAATGGCATGACTTTTGACGGCTATACTCTTGACAATAGAAACGATGGTTGTGGATTTGCTGAAGGCGGAACAGCCGCAGTAACAGGCGGAGCAGGATGGCCCACATATCCAGGAAACTTTGACAACATTACCGACAACTGGGGCTACTCAATATCACCAACTTATGACACTTACACATTTGCAAGTCCGGCATATTCAAATTGGAATAGCGCACACTCGCAAGGATGGAGTCAACCAGCAAGCTACTGGCTTAAAATCTCTTAAGTATTAAATGGAAAAATATTAACAATGGCAAATTTACTAACAACTGCAATTGCAACAACTGGCCTACTTAAAATGCCACAAGGGTCTACGGCCACAAGACCTACGGGTGTAGCAGGAATGGTTAGATACAATACTGATCTACGATATACTGAATATTATACTGGTAGTACATGGATTGAGTTTGTTGATAATACCCCACTGAATCAGTACAACAGAGCCACAGGCGGCATTGTGGGACACTACGGTCCATATGTTAATCACACATTTTTGTATGAACTAATGGCAGCAGACGTAGCAGAAATTAATACAACATCATCAGATGCCAACTTTAAAGTACAAAAAAGATTCCGTTGCACTAGAACTGGCTCAATGGATGTTAGATTTGAAGCATACATTATAAGCGGTACTTATTATTGGGCCTATCGTATTAGAAGAAATAACGCTACAACTATTGCTACAGGCGGATTTAGTTCGGGCCCGTTTTACCAAGACGATACTAGTTCAGTACATGCCTATAGAAAATTTATAGTAACAGGATTATCTGTAGTTGATGGCGACGAGATTACTATAGAGATGTGTAGTGCAAGCGGCGCTGAAGCAATTGCCACTGGTAACGGCCAAGGCCTGGTCATGAAAAATATGTACGCATATCATTATACTCATGCGTTTGTACCACAGATGACTGGAACTGTTGAAGTATTATTAGTTGCAGGTGGAGGCTCAGGCGGAACACATAATGGTGCAGGTGGCGGAGCAGGTGGTTTAATATATAATTCAGCATTTCCAGTAACAGCTGGAACATCATACGCTGTTGCTATTGGTCGAGGCGCACAAGGTCGTTTATTATTTGACCAACAAGGAAAAAACGGTGGAAACTCAGCATTTGGATCACTAACAGCTATTGGCGGAGGCGGCGGAGGCGCAAATAGTTATGCAGCCGTTGCCGGAGGTAGTGGTGGTGGCGCTGGTGGCGCAGGCGGATCAGTAGGTGCCGCAACAGCAGGACAGGGTTTTGCAGGCGGAGTAAATGACAGTTATGCAGGTGGCGGTGGTGGTGGCGCAGGTGGAGTTGGCGGTACAGCAGACGCAAATAAAAATGCAGGATCCGGTGGCCCTGGACTGGCTTTTGACATCAGTGGCGCAACAACATGGTACGCAGGTGGCGGCGGCGGCTCAACTATTGCGGCCAACATGGGCGGATATAGTACAGCACTATATAGTACAAACGGTGTTGGAGGAGTAGGTGGCGGGTCAGATGGTCATCAAAATATTGCAGGTCCTGCCACACCCAATACAGGAGGAGGTGGCGGAGCCGCTGACCGTAGTTCAGGATTTAGTGGTGACGGTGCTTGTGGTATTGCTATAGTTAGATATCTTAACCCAAATCCAGTCCCTGTATCACAAATCTTTACACATATTGGCGATCAAACATGGATTTGCCCAACGGGCGTTACTAAAGTAGAAGCATTAATAGTAGCAGGCGGCGGATCAGGTGGCGAAGGCCACGGAGGTGGCGGTGGTGCAGGTGGATTAGTATACATATCAGCTCTTGATGTTACTCCTGGAACAACATATACAATAACAGTGGGTGCAGGCGGCGCAAGAAAGCAGTCTGGCGCTAACAGTAACGGCAATGCAGGATCAAACTCGGTGGCATTTGGTTATACTGCCACAGGTGGTGGATATGGCGCGGGATATAGTAACAACGGTGGTAGTGGCGGCTCAGCTGGTGGAAGTGGCGGTGCTAATGGCACAAACACCGCTGGTACTCTAGCACAGGGAAATCAAGGTGGTCACGGTAACAGTATTACCAACGGTGGCGGCGGCGGCGGTGGCGGAGCCGGCTCAGGTGGACAGAATGTGGTTCCAGGAGCATATGTTGGAAGTTCAATAACTGCAGGTGTAGGCAACGGAGTTGGCGCATGGGGAGGCAAAGGTGGCGACGGATTACCTTATGCTATCTCAGGAGTATTGACATATTATGCCGGTGGCGGTGGCGGTGGTGGAGAACATCAGTTCCAAGCAGGCGCTGGCGGCTTAGGTGGTGGTGGTCGAGGTGGCGGTCATTTATTCTACCCACAAGCTGGTTCTCCAAATACCGGAGGCGGTGGTGGTGGTGGCTCAGCGGGCGGCGGCGCAAGAACTAGATGGGGAGCCGCAGGCGGTTCGGGAATAGTTATTATCAAATGGTATCCTCCACAGTAATATATAAAGTAAACACGGAATAATATAAAAATGGCAATATTAAAAAATACAACGATCACCGGTTCTAATCTTAGTATACCTATAGTTACTACGGCTACACGCCCAACAACTGGAACTGTTATAACTTCTTATACTACTGTGACCGCAGGAACACCATGGGTATGCCCGGCAGGTGTTACAGCTATCGAAGTATTAGTAGTAGCAGGTGGAGGCGGCGGATCGGGATCATTTTGCGGAGGTGGTGGAGCAGGAGGATTAGTTTATTCCCCAAGTTATCCAGTTACTCCAGGATCTAGTTATACTGTTGTAGTCGGCGCCGGCGGACTAGGTGGACTAGGTTGGCAACAGATTAACGGAGACATGTGTGGTGCAAACGGCAGTGACTCTGCATTTGGAGTATTAATTGCCAAAGGTGGTGGTGGTGGAGGAATGTTTGGTACTGTTGCTGGTTCAGGACTGAGTTATCCAGGCGGACAAAAAGGACAAAATGGTGGATCAGGTGGTGGCGGTGGATCATTCCATCAGGGCCTAACAGATGTCACTTACCCATTTAGTGTTCCAGGGTTTAGCAATCAACCAACTTATGCAAATGCACAATCTTACGGAAATCGTGGTGGCTACGGCGACCAATATTACCCAGGTGGCGGTGGTGGTGGTGCTGGCGAGCCGGGATATAATGCTCGTTATGACAGCAGACCGGGTGCAGGTGGTAACGGACTTAACTTTGATATCAGCGGAACGCCTACTTGGTATGCCGGCGGTGGTGGTGGAAGTGGACAAAGTGACGGCGAAGGACAAGGCGGCCTAGGTGGTGGCGGAAAAGGTTCTAACGGAACTCCTGCTGTTGGCTACTGTGATGCTACTGCTAACACAGGTGGTGGTGGTGGCGCGGCAGGATACAGCGGCGCTAGTAATCTACGCATAGGCGGAACAGGCGGCAGTGGTATTGTTATTGTTCGCTATAACTTGCCTACTAATGCCACGGATCCAACAGGTGTAGTAGAATATAATACTGATATTGGCGGTATTGAAATAAATCAACCGCGTGGTTGGCAAGCACTTGATTCACGTAGAAACTATAGTGGTCATAATCTAATGACCTATAGTGAGGCATTGACTCCAGGATGGACGCTGTCAGCATTAACCTCATCGGGCACAACTGCAATACCAGCGGCATATGGAGTAGGAACTGCTATTGGTATTGCTGAAACAGCAACAACTGCACAACATTTGTTGTATCAAAACGTTCCATTTGGATCAACTGTTGTAGGATCATTATATTGCTTCAGTGGATTCTTTAAAAATAATACAAACGTTACACAAATTACTTTACATACAAACGGCGAGGGCACTGCTACATTTAATATTAGTGGCGGATCAGCAGGTACTACTAGTGGATTTGGAGGATCAGCAATTGCTCAGGGTATTCAAGATGTAGGAAATGGATGGTATAGGTGTTATGCTACATTTAGAAAAACTACAACAGGTATTACTTTCTACATAGCAAATCAAAACGGATTAGGCTCATATGCAGGTAGCACTAGCACTAACTATTTTGCTTGGGGATTGCAAGTTGAGAAAGATGTAGCAACACCAGGTTTGTATACTAAAACTGTAGAAAGTTATTCACCAGCTCCAGGCAGAGTCGGTAACTGGCTAGTACATACTTACACTACTGTGGGTACTTCTAGCTTTGCTCCAGCAGTAACTGGCACAGTTGAAGTGTTAGTAGTTGCAGGAGGAGGTAGCGGTGGCCCCGGAGAAGGCGGTGGCGGAGGTGCTGGCGGAGTTGTTTATAATACTCAATATGCTGTAACTGCCGGACGTCGATATACTGTAACTGTGGGTGCAGGCGGCGCACAAACCACTGGCGCAGGCAACAACGGCAGTAACTCTATTTTTGGCACAATCACTGCTGTCGGCGGTGGCGGTGGCGGACAAGTTAATAACAATAATGCTAGGTCAGGCGGCTCCGGAGGTGGCGGTGGTCGTACTAGTAGTATTGTCTGTTACGGAGGTGCAGGCACTGCTGGACAAGGAAATCGAGGCGGCCTTGGCCCAGTAGCCGCAGGCTATCCTGGCGGTGGTGGCGGTGGAGCAGGGATGCCTGGCGAGGAAGGGCAGGCATTTGGCTTAAACGGCGGATCAGGTGGTCAAGGCGGTCGCGGCGGTGACGGCATATTAGTTGAGATCTCAGGCACTGCTACTTGGTATGGTGGTGGTGGTGGCGCAGGTGGCGGAAACAATAACGGTAACCCTGCCCCGGGTGCAGGTGGCCGCGGAGGTGGTGGCTACGGAGGCGGAGCCGCGGGAGTTAACGTTAACCCAATTGCAGGCCTAGCAAACACCGGTGGCGGCGGTGGAGGCGGTGGACAGGGCGCAACATTTGGAGCCGCTGGCGGATCAGGAATCGTCATAGTACGTTACAAATATTTTTAAATAGTTCAAAGGAGAAATCTATGAACTTACCATATGAACTACTGTACGGGGTAGACGTAGCTATTAAAAAGCTACGTCCCGGAGCAAACTTTCAACTAGAAGGCGCACGTTTTACAGGTTGGACTTGTCCAAACAATAGTCAACCACCTACATGGGAAGAAGTTATGTCCCAACTACAAGCAGACCAAAAGGCAGCAGAGGAGTGGTTAGAAGCACATAAGTAAACATATAAAGGAAAAATATGTTTATTACACTAACCAACGCAACACCTGCCCATAAAGGCAAATCAATCACTATTAACAGTGATCACATTGTTTCTCTTTCAAGGGCAGATGCTGTACGTGCTGTTGATGACGATGGCAAACCAACAGCTACAGAAGAAGTGACATTTGTGTTTATACCACCACACGGTACTTGGGAAGTTGAAGAACTACCTGAAGATATTGCCAAGCTGTTAAATTAAATCAACTAGATCGAATACTGTTTGTAGTTTTGTACGAATAGTTTTTGAACTAAAACTATTGCGGAGCCCCTGATGTAACGGTTTAGGGGCTCTGTCTATTGTTGCCCATGCCCATCCTGCATGTTCATTGCTTAATACTGGCACAAACTCTGAGTCAATAACACATAGATAAGTGTGAAAGTTGAAGACAGTATCGTTACTTACAAATGTCTCAAGAGGAATTGTTTTAAGAATAGTGGGCATAAGACCTATTTCTTCAACTATTTCTCGTTGTAGTCCTTGCCAAGCTGACTCACCTTCTATATTAGTGCCGCCAACTAGGCCCCAGGTACCTGCGTGTTTACCTTCTGCTTTTTGTAGCAGTAGGAAACGTCGAGTTGATTTAGCATAAAATAAGGCGCCACTGCATACAATCTGTTCTTTCATGTATGTACTTATTTTAGATTACTAGGCGCCAGGATCCTTTTGAATAGTCTCCCTCAAATGCACGAGTCCACTCACCGTCTTCGTACTTGTATTGTACGCCAGTGCGAATGTTTGTAGTATAGACAATGCCCTCGGGTGGCACTAGTTTAGTCCATACTGCGCCGTCAAATTCTACAATACTATTGGCAGGTGCTGTAAAGGCATTCCATGCAGAGGTATTTTCAGGTATATCATTTAACAATAACACACGTTGACCTTCTAAAGGAGTTCCTGGATTGTAAGTTTCAGGATTAACAATGGCATCCACTGTACCCCAGTTGTTACTATTACGTGCAGGACCTGCAATAACTGTATTAGTATTGTAGGTATCCTTGTCAAATGTAATACTTAATCTAGTTTCATTTACAGGATTAAGTGCTACTGTGCCTATAACTTCGTTGCCGTTAGGCTGTGTTAGAAATAACTGACTGCTTCCTGCCTTAAAGTTGGTGTACTGATCTAATAACAAGCGCCAGTTTAGGTCATTACCGTGTTTTTTCCATAGCGTATCGCCAATGTCCGGTAGTGCTTCTATAATTGCGCTTGGGTCTAGTAATTCTGCGTAGTAATTGCCACCTTCATTGAACACAAATATATTAAACCCGCCAATTGTAACAGTCTCTTGTGTTTCAAATGTGTATTCGTTGTCGTGTATGTTCATTACAATATCATGAATAACACCAAGACGTTTGACCTTGCTAGGAGCACTGATCCAAATAGGAGTTTCTAATGTCAGTGTACCTACATCTATTTCGCTTTCTGTGCCCTGCGGAACTTGCCTACTGGTAAATGTAATGTCAGTTAGCTCAACTACGCTTAAACTAGTCCAGTCTACAAAGTTGTCTGTGGTCTGT